CCGATGCCGGCCAATGACGTACCGGCCTACGGCGGACTGCCGAGTTTCATAGCGCGTTCAGATTATCTCGACTGCATGAGTGTCGAGAATTGGGAAAAACTTATGCCAGGCCCGTCAAGGACTAAATAACATTGTTCAACACTTAATGTCATTTGTGATGGACTCCTAGAAGTTATTTTCAAAACTCAAAGCCGTAATAGGCACTGGCCCTTACATAGAAATATGTAGGGGCTTTTTCTTTTTGCTAAATACCTAGTCGAGCAAATTCCTACGGAAACCTCGATCTTAATAGAGTAAACCTAAAATGGAGCTCAATAGAGGATTATGTCAAAGAAAACACTTAAAGATGCTCTTGAACGAGCAGAACTCAACCCTGTTGGGACTATTGCGGATGATGCCCGCAATGCCAACTTAGCGGTTATCAAAGCAGCCCTAGTTCCACCTAGACAAGCCGTTACACCCGAAATGGTTGAAACAATGGCTTATGAAGGTTTATCCTCATCTGTCATTTGTGGCATACTAGGTGTCCAATACTCTTACATTACTGATCGTCCTGAACTCCTTGCAGCATTCGCTAAAGGTCGTTCAACTATTGGCAGTAAGATTAGAGCCAGCCTGATTGAAGATGCTCTTGAAAACAATCTACTACCAGCAAAGATCTACTTAGACAAAATCTATGGCGGTGATGTTGAACAAAAGAATATCGCGGTAACTGTTACTCAACCCCCACTTGAGAATATCCCTACTGAACAATTACTAGAGTTTGATGATGGCGAAGATTCAAGCAACTAAACAAGAGGTTAAAAACGAACTGTGGCGTCGTGGGGAACTGGTCTGGCTGCTACGACCCCACCAGAGGCCGATCTATGACAAAATCCGCCAAATTTTGGTTAGTAAAGACACACAGCACAACAGTTATGTAATCGACTGTGCCCGACAGTTTGGCAAATCATTCATCATGTTCTTGATCGCTGTGGAAGAGTGCCTACGTAACCCAAAACAGACAGTTGTATTCGTTGCTCCACTAAAGTCACAAGTGAATGAAATCATTGACGGCAATACATTTTCGGTCTTGTTTCAATCTTGTCCTACATTAACAATTCCTAAGCATGATGGCAGTGCGTTAGTTTTTGCCAATGGTTCTCGCATTAGACTTGCTGGTACTGACAACAAGAACTATCTAAACTTGCGAGGCGGTGCTGCACACTTGATCTTACTGGATGAAGCAGGATTCATGGCAGACTTGGAAACAGGTGTTCTCCCAACAGTAGAGCCTATGTTGAAGACAACGGGTGGAAAGGTTATCTTCGCAAGTACACCACCCGAGAACCTTGACCACGACTACATTGATATTGTACGTGACCACGAAGAGATGGGACTTATCAGCACGTTTACAATTGAGGACGATAAATCAGTTACCGAGAAAGAGTTAGAAGCAATCATAAATCGATGCAAAGGTAGGGATTCTACAAAGTTTAAGCGTGAATACCTTTGTCAACGTGTAGCCGAGAGTTCAGTCCAAGTTCTTCCTGAACTAACTTTAGCTAATTGTGAACTACTGTTGTTAACTAAAGAGACTTACAGTGCCATCCGCGAACACCCATTGCACCAGTATTGGAAGAAATACATTGTGGCAGACTGGGGAGGCAAGGATTTAACTGCAATTCTCTTTGCTCATTACAACTACAGGACCAATCAGTTAATTGTAGAATCCCAACTTGGCCTTGTGGGGCAGGAACTTTCAAGCGGTAGAATTGCAGAAGCCATTAAACAACGTTCCATTGAACTCTGGCCGGACCCTGCCTACCGTCGTGACTTAACATACATTTGCGATAGTAACAACATCCTAATACAGAATGATATGATTAACGTACACAGCCTGCCTTTCATCTCAACTACTAAAGAACGCCTAAAGTCACAAATGGTGCAGAAAGTACGTGATTGGATTTACGATGCGAGAATCTACTTTGCACCTGCTGCTGAAATAGCATTGAAATCCGCTGCTGCAGGACATTGGGCAAAGGGTGACAAAGACACATTTGCTAAGTCTAAAGTGTACGGGCATTACGACCACTTAGCAGCATTGATCTATCTTGTTAGAAACGTGGATGACATTAGTGATCCACTTCCAAACTTGATGGGACTTGACCCGCACACACATTTCGTTGATCCAGCAATGCGTAACATACCTGGAGTTGGCAACGTTAGAGAACTACAACAAATATTCAACCCACGTAAGGGTCTATCATTTAGGAGATAATATGGATTCAAAGAAACTACCAGTCGCAAGCGAAACACTAACAACGCTTCAAGCAATGCCAGAAGCAAAAGAAGTTCTAGAGCGCATACTTGAGCGCAAGCAAGAATTGGAAGATATGGTGCAAATCATTCAACCATTGTTGTTTACGCTTAGTGTTGCACTGTATGGCGAGAATGACGAAACTGTTGCATTGGACAAATTAGTGTTCGATGCAGTATCATTCATTAACGGAAGAGACAAGGAGACATTACAATGAAGTACCACAGAGTATTTAAAACTAAGGAAGGCCTTTACGGCGTAGAAACAGTAACAGTTGCGAAAGGTAAGGTTACTGAAACAGTAGAGTTGGTTTCACCCAACTATCCCACAGTCACAATGGCTAAGTTTGGCAAACAAGCATTTGCCGAGGCTCACGACCTTTATGATAGGGAATCAACCACAAAGGTGCAAAATGCTTGAACTAAGCGTGGCAATTGTTATTGTTGCATTACTTGCAGCATTTCTTGTTAACAAGCATCTAAACCTACAAGTGCAAAAGTTCGAGAAAACAGATGTGCTAAATAGTGAAGCCGCTGAAGCGGCACTCGCTGCGGCTACTTCCGATCTGCACAAACAGTTCGATAGTAGAATCAACAAATGTTTCGAGACCATCCAGATCACCAAAACGGAACTGGAATCTCTTAAGATGCAGCTTGCACTAAAAGGTAAATGATTATGGCAAGTGATTCAAGAATGTTAGCGGCCAATGTGCCCAACGAAGAAACGTACTGGGCAGCAGATGGCACCAGAGAGTGTGCAGACGAAGTATTAGATAGGTGTGAAGACTATTGGCGCTTTTGCAAGACAAGTAACTGGTTTGAGAACTGGAGAAAACTCTACTATGCGTACAATCCAAACCGTTACGTTGCGGGTCAAACTATTATGGCTGGTGAGAGTAATGAGTATCGCACTATTAAAGTCAACCAGTTCCGCAACTTGCTTGAGCATATTCAAACTCTAAGCATTACTGATCGCCCAGCGTGGCAACCACAAAGCACAAACACTGATAGCACTTCACAGAAGCAAACTATCATTGCACAAGGTGTTCTAGACTACATGATGCGTGAAAAGCGTGTTGAACGCCACTTACGTGACGCTACACGAAATGCATTGTTATTCTGTGAAGGGTTTGTAAGTGAGTGGTGGGAACCAAAGGATGGTGAAATACTAGCACGTGACGAAGAAACTGGCGAAGAGAAGCATGACGGCGACTTACGTTACAGTTCACACGAACCAGTTGATGTCATCCGCGATCCTAACTTAAAACACTTTAGCCAGCGTTCGTGGGTTGTTGTACGCACCTATGAAAACAAGTTCGAACTAGCAAAGAAGTATCCAGAATATTCAGAAGAGATAGTTGGCTCTACTTTAGCAGTTAGTAACGTCAACCACTACATGGCTGGCAACTTTATGGATAGAAGTTTAGTAACCGACTTAACAGTTGTATTGACATTCTATCACGTAAAGAGTGCAGCAGTGCCGGATGGTCGTCAAATGACTATGCTTGCTGATGGAACAGTTCTAAGTGACAGCATTCTATTGTATCAACACTTACCAGTTCACAGAATTGTTAGTGCTGACCAAATTGGTACTCCAATGGGAATGAGCGTTAGTATTGACTTGCTACCGTTGCAAGAAATGATTGATGCACACTACACAACAATCCTAAGCATTAACGAAAACTATGCTATTCCAAAAGTGTTGCTGCCAATTGGTAGTAACATTATGACAGATAGTTTAAGCACAGGTTTTCAAGCAATTAGTTACAACCCAACAGCAGGTAAGCCAGAAGTAATGATGATGCCTACAGCGCCGGATGGACTGTTTAAGGCAATCCAAGCAATTCAACAAGAAATGGAAACAATCAGTGGAGTTAACAGTGTTAGCCGCGGCAATCCAGAAGCAAGTTTGAAGAGTGGTTCTGCTTTGGCACTTGTGCAATCAATGGCTATTCAGTTTCATGCTCCGTTGCAACAATCTTACATTCAACTGTTAGAGGATGTCGGCACTGCTACGATACAGATTATGCAGGATTATGCAGATACACCTCGTATCATCCAGATCGCTGGGAAGCGTAACAAAGGCATTGTACAGCAAAGTTTTAGCAACAAGGATATTGATAGCATTTCACGTGTGCAAGTGCAGGCAGGTAATCCACTAAGCAAGACTGTTTCGGGTAGATTGAGCATTGCTCAAGACTTGTTACAGAACAAGATTATCACAACTGCTGCAGAATACCTAATGGTACTTGAAACAGGACAGTTAGAGCCACTTACACAAGGTGCTACAGCAGAATTGCTTAACTTGTCAAGTGAGAACGAAATGTTGTTGGATGGTGAAGTTGTGCCAGTGTTGTTCACCGATAACCATGTGCTACATATTCAAGAGCACAGTGCATTAGCAAGTGATCCACAAATCCGTAGTAACCCACAAGCGTTTGGTTTAATCGCCCAACACATTATGGAACACATTGGTAACTTGAGTGATCCAGCATATCAATCGTACAGAATGCTAACACAGCAACCAAACTTACCACCGCCAGGTATGCCGCAAGGTCAGGGTGGTAATCCTGGACAAGCAATGACACCGGATGGCACAATGGGCGCAGCAGCAGTTCAAGACAAGGCTGCAAGCATTAAACCACCGCAGTCACCACAAAACGCTTTGACAGGGCAAAGGCCAGACTTAGCACAACCGGTTTAACAAACCAAATGGGGTAAACTACACAGTGTAGAGCCCCACCCATAACGCAAATCAAAGGACGCAACATGGAAAACCAAGCAGTATCAGTATCACCAGAAGGTGTAGTAGAACCAACCGGTGTAGCCGCACAAGGCAGAAACCAACCCACAAATAACATTCCAGGTGCAGCACCGGGAGAAACTAAAGCCGAAACAATGGCTCGCATGTACAAAGTTACTGTGGACGGACAAGAAATGGAAGTCGACGAGGACGAACTAAAGCGTGCCTACAGTCACTCTAAAGCAGCAGAGAAGCGAATGCAAGAAGCAGCAATGTCTCGCAAAGAGGCAGAGCAAGTATTGCGTATGTTCAAAGAGAACCCACGTTCAGCAATGCAACGAATGGGTATCGATGTTCGCAACTTAGCGGAAGAAGTTATTCAAGAAGAACTTCGTGAAGCACGTTTAACACCAGAACAGCGTGAAATGCAAAAGTACAAGGCTGAACTCGAACGTTACCAACTAAGTGAAAAGCAAGCAAGGGAACAATACGAGGCTGAACAGCAAGAAGCCGAAATGGCACGCTACACTGAGCAAATCCAAAACCAAATTGTAAACACATTGGATACCGCAGGGTTGCCCAAGACAGAAAGAACGATTGGTCGGATCGCTTATTACATGCAAGCAGCATTGAATGCCGGTTATCCAAACGTTCAACCAAGTGATGTTATTGAATATGTTAAGAATGACTATGTTAGTGACTTCAAGAGTTTTATGGGCGGTATGTCCGAAGAACAAATCGAGATGTTCCTTGGTGCAGATGTAATGAAAAGAGCGGCAAAAGCATCAGTCAAGACAGCAATGCCATCAAGAACCGTGCCCAGAGAAGTTAACGCTAATATTCAGCGAAAAGAGGACAAAAAAGCTATTTCGCCACGCGAATATTTCAAGCGGAGATAAGTAGTATTGAATGGACGGTATTTTGACCCTACGGGCAATCAGATACCGTCCAGTAAACTAAGTTTACGGATTATTGTAGAAAGCCCGAGGGTAAATTCGAGGATATGAAGAAACTGGTAAACAAAGAGAAAGAGAATGTCACATGGTGTGATAGGCTCAATATTTTAATGCCATTTTATTCAAGGAGAATTTTATCATGGCTGGAACCACAACCACAGACCTAAACGGTCTATTTAAGGAAGTCTACGCTTCCGACCTTATCAACCTTATCCCTGACGAAAGCCTATTAGTAAAGGCTATCAAGTTCCAGGGCCGTGAACACCTACTTGGCTTGACATACAACCAGCCGGTTATCGTTCGTTCGGAACAGGGTTTCACATATTCGCGTCCAGATAACGGCGCATTCGCTATCGAAGTTCCTTCGAGCATGAAGACACGTAACGCTTCGTTAGGTGCTTTCCAAATCATCGAAAACAGCGGTATTTCATACGAAGCAGTTTCGCGTTCTAACAACGCCAACTCGTTCAAGGAAGCCACAGCACTTGTTAT